CGCAGCACACCCGGCCAAGTTCATCGAGCAGCTCTGCCGGTTCCCCAGTCAGGACGGTGGCGAGCCTACGCCGGTTCGCATCATCCCGTGGCACCGCGACAACGTGAACGCGCCGCTATTCGGGTGGAAGCGCCCCGACGGCAGGCTGCGCTACAGGCGCGGTGCGGTGTTCGTGCCCAAGAAGAACGCGAAGACGTTTTTGATGAGCCAATTGGCCCAGTACCTGCTTACGTCCCACCTGCCACACGCCGACGTCTACCCCGCGGCTGTCGATCGCGAGCAGGCTCGCATCCTGTACCGGATGCTGAAACGCTCTGTTGAATCGTCTCCGCTTTCCAAGGTGCTCGAGGTCGTTGACTCGAAGTCGATCATCAGGAACAGGAAACACGGGAACATCCTCCGCTGCCTAAGTGCCGATGCATGGCGCAATGAGGGGCTTAACGGCTCAGTCATCGTCGATGAGATCCACGCTCACAAGACAGACGAGCTGATCTCTGCCCTGACGTACGCGACCCGCGCCACCCCTAACGGCCTGGTCCTCGCCATCAGCACGGCCGGCGACGATCGCAAAGGCCCCGGCTACCAGTGGTGGCAGGATGCCGAGCTGGTGATGAAGAACCCGGGCGCCAACCCGACGTTTTTCGGGCTCATCTACGCTGCCAAGCCCGACGACGACTTCGACGACCCGGCAGTCTGGCGCAACGCAAACCCCTCGATGGGTATCACATTTCCCGAGGAGGAGTTCCGGGCCGACTGGCAAGACTCATTGACCAGTCCTGTCAAGAGACAGCGCTGGCTCCGCTACTCGCTCAACGTCTGGACAACCCCAGACAATCGATGGTTTCCGCCCGAGGTCTACGCCCCCTGCGTGGCCGCTCCAGCCGAGCCCCTCGACGGCCGGTCGTGTTTCATCGGGCTCGACCTGGCCGATCACCTCGACCTGACGGCAGCCGTGGCGCTCTTCCCAGACGGGCAAGGAGGGTACGACGCAGATGCGATGTTCTGGATGCCGAGCGACAACGTCGCCGAGCGTGAACGCGAGGCCCGAGTGCCGCTGCGTCAGTGGATCGCCGACGGTTGGATCAGGACCACGCCGGGCGTGCGACTGGATCACGACCAGGTCGCAGCAGACCTGATCGCGTACTCGCAGACGCACAAGGTGAGGGGCGTCGGCGCTGACCCGTGGAACCTTGGCAGCGTCGCGACACAACTTCACCGGCATGGGATTGACGTGTCTGCTGTTGGCCAGAACGTGGGCCGGATGACGGCACCGTCCAAGCTGCTCGAGGGACTGATCCACGAGCGGAAGTTTCGGTGCGCGTCGCCGGTCCTCCAGTGGATGGCCGGGAATGTCTGCCTGTATGTGGATCACGCCGGGAACATGAAGCCCGACAAAGGGCGCAGCACCGAGAAAACCGACGGAATCGTGGCTGCCGTCTGCGGACTGGCGATCGCGAGTACCGCTGAACCCGAAACGAGCGCGGACGAATGGCAGCTCATTCCAATGTGACCAAGACCCAACGGAAGCCTGCGACCCGTCGCAAGCCGGCCGATCAGTGGGAGGTCCGCGGGCTGTCGGACAACATGCCGTGGGGCACGTTTCTTCCGCCCGACCAGGTCACCGCCGAGGTGGCAGTCCGGGTCAACTGCATACTCGCCTGCGTCCGGTTCATTTCCCAGTCGATCGCCTGCATGGCCATGGAGATCATGCGACGCCGGCCCGGCATGCCGAAAGAGCACGCGACCGACATCCCGTGCTACGACGTGCTCACCTGGTTCCCCAACACGTGGCAGTCGCAGTACGACAAAATTGAAACGACGATGTACCACCTGGCACTTCACGGGAATGCCTACGATCGCATCGTCTCGGGGCCTCGTGGGTTCTGTTCCAGCCTAGAACCACTCCATCCGTCCCGAATGCAGGTGATGCGTGGCTCCGACAACACGTTGACATACCGCTACCTGTTTCCTGACGGCGTGTTTCGCGAGTTCCAGCAATCCGAGATCGTGCACTACCGATGGTTGTCCGACAACGGGTTTGTGGGGCACGTTCCCGCCGAGCTCTGCGGCACCAGTGTCGCCCTGGCCCGGAAGCTCGACGTGGCTGCGTCGGCCTTCTGGGACAACAGCGCGAGGCCCGACGGCGTTCTCACGACCGAAGAGACGATTCCGCCCGAGGCGCAGAACACCATGCGGGCGCAGTGGCAGGAGACCTACGGCGGCGCTCGCCGGCGTGGATCCGTGGCGATCCTGCCCAGGAAAGTGCAGTTCGTGCCGATCAGCGGCAACTCGAACGAGAGCTCGCAGTACATGGAGCTCCGCAAGAGCTTGTTGCCAGAGCACGCCAGAATCTATGGCATCCCGACCACGCTCCTCGGCGACTCGGAGATGGCCAAGTTTTCCAACGTCGAGCAGGAATTCGTGACAGCCCACGTGTTCGGCCTGCTGCCGTGGCAGAAGCGCTACGAGGGTGCGATCGACCGGTCGATCCTGCGGACGTACTCGACGAATGGCGACCGTGTCTACGCCCGCCTCGACAGCCGCTCGCTCCTGCGTGGTGACACTGCGGCCCGAGTGGCCCTGCATCAGTTCCTGTTTAATACCGGCGCCCTTACGCCCAACGAGATCCGAGACCTTGAGGACATGTCGCTGCTCGACTGTGAGAGCGCGAATAAAACCTACATGCAGCAGGGATTCGCGCCGTTGTCGATGGTGGCAGCAGCCGTCGCCGGCGGAGGCGACAACGCACAGCAGATGGGCGTGGTCCTCCAAGTGCTCGACAAGCTGGCCGCCGGTCAGATCGACCGCACAGGGGCCATTGCTCTGATCATGGCTGGCTCGGCCTCGATCGGCCTGTCGGATGAGGCCGCCGCTGCGATCGTCGACGGAGCCCTCGCGCAGATCCCAGTTCCGCCCGTGGAACCGGCCGGCGTGGTGTTCGACCTGCAAACGTCTGCTGCCGGCGACGACTCGTCTGCCATGGATTCGTCGATGGGAATGGAACAGCCGCAGGACGACTCGTCGGTGGTGGGGGACGAATTGCTCGCAGCCGAGGAGGACGCAATCAATGGCACTTGAGGTGGAACGACGCTATGTGGCTGCCGCCGAGCTGCCGATCGAGCTCGAGGAGCGGTCTGCCGCTGCCCCGATCATCAAAGGCATCAGCCCTCCGTTCAACAGCCCGAGCGTCGACCTCGGCGGCTTCCGCGAGGTGTTCGCCCCGGATGCGTTCGACCACCTGATCGGCCGGCACCGGAACGACCCGCGCGGCGGCCTGGACGTGCTCGCGCTCTTCAACCACGACGAGAACCAGGTCCTCGGCCGGTCGACGTCTGGCACGCTGGAAATGAACCGCACCGACAAAGGCCTCGCCTACTCGATCACCCCGCCCGATACGCAGATGGGACGGGACGTGGTTACCCTGCTCCGTCGCGGAGACCTCACCGGGGCCTCATTCGCTTTCAGCGTGGCCGCCGGCGGCGAGCGATGGGATCAGGCGCCCGACGGCATGGCCACAAGGACTGTGACCAAGGTCGAGAACCTGTACGACATCTCCGTAGTCAGTCGGCCGGCCTACCCGAGCTCGTCGGCCGCCCTGCGTTCGCTGGAGGCGTGGCGGGCCGAGCACCTGACCGAGGCCGAGCAGAACCACATTGCCGAGCGTGTCGCTGACGAGGCTGCCGACAAAAGGCGCCGCTGGTCCTACGCGATCACGTCGACAGCAGCTCGCCTGATCTCCGCGAGGCTCAAGGCTCATGGCACCAGAATCAAATAGAGCATGCCGCGAGTGCGGACAACGCTGTCGGGTCATCACGTCGCGCCGTACAGGTGCCGACCAAGTCCAACGTCTGGAGTGCACGTGTTGCCATGCGCGCCGCAAACGTCTGGTTCCTGCCGCCGAGGTCTGGAGTCGTAAACGATGACTGGTGCAGACAACGTGACCACGGTTGCCGCGCAGGTGAGCGTGTTCCTGACATCTGCCCACGAGAAGGCCAAGGACGGGCTTACGTGGTCTGAGTTCGGCCGTCTGCTGTTCGAGTTGCTCCACCTCATGGTGGCCAGCCTGGACGTCGTGACAGGCCTCACGGGTCCAGAGAAAAAGGGCATCGTACTCACGGCCGTCGGAGCTCTGTTCGACCAATTTGC